AGGAAAATAAGACAATATGGACCTGAGAAGTTTATTATTGAGGATGAAGATGTTTTGGTGTTCCACTTCTTGAAATCAAGAAATGGTTTGACAGCAATTGCATTCTTTAAACTTGATAGAAGAACCATGAGGATTATTGAGATAGCCACTCCACCCCAAGCAGTAGACAAAGTAAGTATAAGTAAAAATTAAAATTATGAGTATTAGAAAAGAAAAAGAAAGAGAGTTCTTTGTAGACCATATGCCTACATTTAGAGCTGTTCAAGTTGCAGACCCATTTTTTGTTATTAAGACCGCGTTCTTTCAAAAGGGCAAATATGGGAGACAAGTTCAATTTTTTGAATCTGAGTTGTCAAAAGGTGAAGATATCTATATTGAGTTCTATGAAAACATCAAAGATGGTAATGGAACTGAGATAGATGTTGTACCTATGTATGATGACAGACCATTATTCAAATACAAATTCAACAAGTATTTTGCTGAAGAGTATGAGCAAAAAGAGAATGTGAACCATAAAGGGGAAACATATCACACTTTTACTGTACCTGTATCTGAGTTAGTAGCTATCCAAAAAGATGGAACTGAAATTACTTACGCTCTTTATGAGAAGAGAAAGAATGAGAGTCAGGCTAAGAAACCTGAAAATGAATTGCCAAGATTGCAAAAGTCATTATCTCTATTTCCTGATTTTGAAGATGAGTATTTGAAGGAAGACCTTGAATTGGATATTGCTAAAGAAGCACCAAATGCTACAGAAACTGAGGCAGTAGACTCAACTCTTGCTAATATTTCTCTTAGAGATTTTGCTGCAATTATGCTAGTAAGACCTGTTAGTGATAAAGCATGGTTGAATGATTTGATTAATGAAGCAAAAAAGGACTTATGAGTATAGTATTGCCAACTACAAAAGTAAAAGCGGCCAGAGTAAATCCAAAAAGACTTGTAATTTATTCCAAGCCTAAAACCGGAAAGACAACTGCATATGCAGGTCTTGACAATAATCTGATTCTTGACCTAGAAAATGGTACTGAGTATGTAGATTCATTGAAAATTACAATTAATAATCTTCAAGATCTTCTAGATGCTGGTAAGGCCATTAAAGAAGCAGGTAAACCCTATAAGTATGTTACTGTAGATACTGTAACTGCATTAGAGAATATGATCATGCCACTAGCTGTAAAGTTGTACAGAAAAACTGCCATGGGTAAAAACTATGATGGTGATAATGTAGCAAGTTTACCAAATGGTGCTGGTTATTTATATATCCGGGAGGCATTTTTCCAAGTATTAGATTTTATTGATACCTTAGCTCCCCACATTATTTTATCTGGTCACATTAAGGACAAACAGGTAGATGATAAGGGTGAGTTAGTTATGTCAGCAAACATTGATTTGACTGGTAAAATTAAATCTCTTATTTGTGCTAATGCTGATGCAATAGGCTACATGTATAGAAAAGGTAACAAGACTATTATTAGTTTTAAGACTAATGAGGAGGTTACTTGTGGTGCAAGACCAGAACATCTTAGAAATGAAGAGATAGTAGTTACTGAGATGAATGAAAAGGGTGAATTAGAATTTCACTGGGACAAAGTTTATGTATAACAATTAAAAAAATAGAAAAATGGGACTAAGTACAACAGATCTATCAACAGGAGGAGGCTCCGGATTACCAAAAACAATTTCTCCAGGTAATCATGTATTAAAAATTAACAACATCACACTTGAGGATTATCAGTTTATTGATAATGCCAAGCATATGATCTTGCATGTGGAGACAAAACCTATTGATGGCTTTGAAGGTTTTATGATTGACAAAGATGATGAAAGCAAAGGTCACTATGCAGGTCAAATTGGTAGAGTTAAAGCTAGCCAATATGCATTTGCTGACGGTGAAACTAAATCAGGAGTTAAAATTCAAAGAGACAGATCTATTTTGATCTTCCTACAGAATTTGTGTAAAAGTCTTGGTATCAATGATTGGTTTGTCTCTCAAGATAATCAGCATGATACTATTGAAGACTTTGTAAATGCATTTGCAAAAGATGCTCCATACAAAGACAAATTTATGGAGTTTTGTATTGCAGGTAAAGAGTATGAGAGTAAGACCGGTTATACAAACTATGACATGTGGCTTCCTAAAGGTGAGAGCAATAAATATGCTTATGGTGAGATAGAAGGAGGTAAAGTGTTAAAGTATGATGAGTCTAAACACTTGAAAAAAATGGAAACTAAAGAAGTTAAATCATTTGGTAATGATGATGACTTGTCAATTCCATCAAGAACATCTTCTGACTTC